TAGGGGCCATACCAGGAACACCAGAATTCAAAGGATCAGGGTTATTGGCATGCTTAAAGTTGTAGATAGACATAGAATTTCCGGTATTAGAAGTAAACCCAAAATTAAGCCGAGAGGTAAGGGTAGACATAAAAAGATCCCCCAAAAAATTACCAATAGAAGGAATATACTTCGCCTTATGTAGGCGGTACTTCGAAGCAGGAATACGCTTAGCATCAATAGATTCAGAAGACGATTGAATAGAATCTAGAAGTTTAGACTGAGTACTACTAGAAGCTTGAGACAAATCAGGCGCGGAGCCCATAGAGCCGCGCAGATGGGGGCCATTAATACGCGCGCGTTTGTTGACATGCTCGGTAGCATACGCAAGAGCTCCCTCGTAAATAGCCGAAGCCGCAGATTGAGTAGCAGGATGATCAAAAATCGACATGCTGATATGAATAAATAATGACTAGTTAGCAATAATAATGGGTTCTACAGGAGGACCAAAATATCTAATCTCAGTGATTCTTCGGAGGAGTTGACCTAAATCTTCCTCAGTCCGGGAAGCCCACATCTCGGCCGGGGGCCGGGGGGCGGTGATAAAAATGCGCTTGGCATTGAGTTGCTGAGTACCGCCCTTAATCTGAAGCTGATAAGGGTAGCGATCCAGGATACGCAACAACTCGCTGAATTTGCAAAAATCACAACGATAATCATCGATAATTACATCGGATAATCCATCGTATCCATCCCACCAGGAATGGGACGCGCTCTTCCAGTAGGCTTCTGGGCTCTCTTCAGACGCAGATCGTGTCTTTCCAGTTCCAGTGGGTCCCCAATACCAATAAACAGTTGGTGGGTCTCGGCGACGTGGAACCGTGAGTTGCGCAAAACTGCGGATTCCACGGGTGTACATAATATACGACGATGGGTAATCGAACGCGATATCGGTTTCGGTAGCTCCATCTCGAAGTCGTTTTCCAATGAGCTCAAGATCTGTACGCGATCCCGAGCCAGCACCGGTGCCAAGGGCAGAGTCTCGATCTCCAAGCTCGACAACACCGAAGTCAGCTCCTCCGTCTCTGGTATCTTCCTTGGAACAGTAGGAGACGTTTGACTGCAAGTCTCCGCGGGCGACTTGCACGGAAAATTGTGAGCCGAGTAATACTCGGACTCCGGCATGCGTTCGGGGGTTGCGAAAGACGATGTATCCCTGAAGATGTCTAGTCCCGGTAGATGGAGCTCGCTCTGGTTGGTAAATAATGAACTTGGTGGTCCCATCTTCATCCAATCCTGCAAGAATATCTCGCGATTCTTCGGTGTAGTTGTTGCAGGTGAAGCAGTACGCTCTATTGCGCGATCCTGTAGCGGGCATGACATCTTCAATTAAAGTAAAGGGCAGAGTTTCGACACAAACAAAAACTAACTTTTGTACTAATAATGCTCATCTGCACTATTTTTGTAAGAAAAAAAGTCCAACCAGAAATTTTTGGGAAAAATAAAGAATAAAATTAAAACAAATTTAGTTATAAGTACGTTAAAAAAAACAAGGTGCACAAGGTGACAGGTAATATTAGACTGTCACCTTAGCGCCTCGTGAGGGTTGGACCCCACGTGGCGTTATAATTCTTGTGTTTACGCAGGTACTTATTGGCAGCACGTCCCTGCTTAGAGTAGCTATTCTTCCAAATAGCTTTAGTAATCCGCCGAGACTGAGCAGCAACACGGCGATTTTGAGCGATTCGAGCATCCTGGGCTGCTCGTCTAGCATGGGAGGCAGCATTACTCGCACGAGTTAGCCGCTTATAATTGTTGAATGTAGTTTGTTTATATGGCATCTTAATTAATAATGAATATTTACAGAATCTAAACCCCAACCCTAATCCTAACCCTAACCCTAACGCCTACGGCGAAAGACACGTCGGTAGGATACTCTCGCTCTCGGGCGGAGGTACATAACTCTCCTCCGGCGAAGCTGGTAGGGTGTGCGGCGAAATGACGGCTTCTTGCGGTAGGCCATGACTACAGCAATTCGATATGAATAAATTGTGATGGCAACGTAGAAATAAACGGATGATGAAATCCATATTTATGCATCAACAGCAGAAGCACCATTAGGACGCATAACATCGGAATCCTCAGTAACCGTAACATGCGTAGTAGGAAGCTGGCCAGTAGGCAAGCCATAATCAAGGAAAACACCAGCAGCATTGTCTGTGTTGATATATGAAGGACGCAAAGGGTGATTGTTACCCATAATGCGATTAGTAGAGTGAATGTACATAGGATAATACTTCTCCTCATACTTACCAGAAACGCAAATACTAGAAGGACTACGCTGCTTACCAGCCCAAAGACCAGTACCAATATGGGTGGCAGATTCAGCGGTAGAGCCAGAAGGAATCAAAGACTCCATTGACTCAAAACCAGTATGACCCATGGCAACCAAAATGGTACCAGGGCTATCAATCTTACTAGGAACAAAGTGGGGTTTACCACTATCCCCACTACCAGGATCAGTATAAACACCAGTAATAGTCTCAGACTTAGAACCAAGTTTATAATATAAACCGCCAAGGGCTACCTTAATAACCTTAGACTGACCAGATGCAAGAACATGATTAGAACGATGGACCTCACGAGCATAATCATTAACCTTCTTAGCAGACTTAGAATTAAGACTAAGAAGAGGAACATCAGGATCATAAAATGTTTGCCAGCCGCCAATCGAATTAGCGCCAGTAGCTTTATCGTTAGTATTGACTTGCTGCTGGACTTGATAATCATAGGCATTCCAAATTTCTGAATAAACTTCAGGAGATTGAACAGAAGAATCACATTTCTTCATAGAATGCAAAACAAGCTCAATAACACATGGTGTCTTAGCAGTGTTAGTAACATCAAACTCAACATAACCATCTTGGATGCGCATAACAGCATCCTTAACAGCTAGAGGATATTGCCAAGTGTTAGGGGTTCCCGGTACTGCCTGAAGAATACCACCACCAATAGCATCTTGGACGTTACCGTCCCACTCAGCTGCAGCATTACCATCGTAACCATTAGTACCAATGTTACCCTGCTCATTAGACACATAGCCAGTAGTAGCAAATCCAGAAACGATGGCACCAGACTTACCACCAACAATATTAGTCATCTGAGAGGTAACAAAGTTAGAAGCCTGGTAAGCATGATCCTCAAAATGAGTAAGGTTAGCACCAAGACCTAATTGACGAATAGTACCCTGAGTGGTAGCGGGTGAAGCTTGAAAAATATAAGGGGTAGGACCCTGAACAACAGAAGCACTACCACCATTGGTAAGCTGAGGACAGTTGTTAAATTCACGATAACAAGAATAAACAAGATTGGTATCGATCTGAGCCTGCAAAATCTGAGGAGAGGCATTGAGAGCATTAGGGGAATCGCGAGTGACATTAGGATCAGTAAACCGAAGTTTCATGAAAGAAATACCACGATAATTACCCCTAGGGGCCATACCAGGAACACCAGAATTCAAAGGATCAGGGTTATTGGCATGCTTAAAGTTGTAGATAGACATAGAATTTCCGGTATTAGAAGTAAACCCAAAATTAAGCCGAGAGGTAAG